GCCAACGAACAGGGAACCATGTGGAACCCGAACGACCTTGCCGCGATGTGGCACACCGATTCTGACCTGATGTGGCGCACCGCAACGTACTACGCCATGACCTATGTGGATGAATTTGCGGTGCCTGTCGCCTGCGTTAGGTCGCAGATGACGTTACCAGTCACCGTCAACGCCGATAGCTGGCGCATGGAATATCGCCGTCTCGGCGCTGCTCTGATGTGGGGTGATTCCGGTGCTTCTATGTGGCATTCAGATAGCGCCGGAATGTGGACAATCCCGGCTTTTGTAACTTGGCCAGGTTCGCTGGTCGCCGAGAACGACAGCTACGAAATCCGTCTTAGCACCAGCTTCGGCGGCAATCGTGGCGTGATCTCTGACCTGGTAGCCAGCTTCGATGTGCCGGACGTGACGGAAACGCTCCTGAGCATATCCATTCCGGCCGCTGGCTTGCGCCTGCCAATCACCAAGGCCTATCACAAGATCACGGTAGTCAACGTGCAGCTAATCGCTGGCACCGGCACCGCCTTCCGCGTCATCGTCGTTGATAAAAACGAGACACTCGGCCCGCTGCTAACCTGCCAAGACATCAACGGTGATCCTGTCGACGGTCTCGCCGACGTGACTATCCAAGGCTACTAAGGAGAAATTATGAAAATGCTAGACAAGTTCAAGCGTGGGGCAACCTTTTCTCTGGCTTGCACATGGAAAGTTGGCGGCGTCCCCGCGCCCATTACCGGTCTGACAATCACCTCTCAATTGCGCGACCAGAACGACGTGTTGATCGACGATCTGCGCGTGGTACCGAACGACCTGGACGTTACTAAGTTCACGCTGGTACCGGTGAATCCTGACACCAGCGAATGGCCAGTCGGCCTGCTGGTATGCGACATCAAGACCGAACAAGGTGGCATCGAGACACCAAGCGAGACGTTCCAGATCCCCGTGATTGAGGAAGTGACGAAATGAGCAACACCGCCATCGAAATATCGATGCAGTCGATGAACAGCGTCGATGTTGTCAGCCAGTCGCCGCCATCCATCGAACTGACACAGGTGCAGCCATCGTCCATCTCCGTTGAACTTGCAACCATTGGTCCGAAGGGTGAAACAGGATCAATTGGCCCTGAAGGCGCAATCGGACCTGAAGGAAAGCCTGGTCCAAACACTATAGGCGGTTACGGAATCCAAGTGCAAACGCTTAACGTCGGCGATCAACTTAGATTCGCTGGAAACTACTGGGAAAACATTTCACAAACGTCGTTGACCGACGGCGGCAACTTTTAATCAGGAGCAATCATGACAAACACAGTACGCATTAAGCGCCGCCTATCCGGCGCACCGGGAGCGCCGTCGTCATTGGAGAATGCAGAACTTGCGTTTAACGAAGTTGATTCGACCCTTTATTACGGGGTAGGCACTGGTGGCGCAGGCGGTTCAGCAACGTCTGTCGAGGCAATTGCTGGCAAGGGTGCATTCGTCGATAAGTCAACCGACCAGACTATCGGCGGCAACAAGACATTCTCGAATACGCCAGTCGTCGGCACCATGACAGGAACCGACAATAGCACCAAGGCGGCAAGCACTGCGTTCGTCAAAAACCAAGGCTATCTGACCGCAAACCAGAATATCACCATCAGCGGCGACGCCAGCGGTTCAGGCAATACGTCGATTTCGTTGACGCTTGCCAATAGTGGTGTGACGGCAGGCACCTATCCAAAAGTCACTGTTGATACCAAGGGTCGAGTAACAGCAGGCGCTTCGCTCGCAGCGTCAGACGTTCCGACACTGACTTCAGCAAAAATCAGCGATTTTGACACCCAAGTGCGCACATCCCGCTTGGATCAAATGGCTGCGCCGACCGCCGCCGTCGGCTTCAATAACCAGAAGGCCACTGGCCTTGCTGACCCAACGTCAGCCCAGGACGCCGCTACCAAAAATTACGTCGACCTGGCCGTTCAGGGTCTAGACCCGAAGGCTTCAGTAAAGGCCGCAACGACCGCCAACATCGCCAGCCTATCCGGCACGATGACGATCGACGGCATTGCTCTGGTGGCCGGCGACCGTGTGCTAGTCAAAGACCAAACAGCCACCGCGCAAAACGGCATCTACGTTGTTTCAGCCACCGCTTGGGCGCGATCAGACGATATGTCGATCTGGGCTGAATTCCCGAACGCCTATGTGTTCGTCGAACAAGGCACAACCAATGCCGACAACGGCTTCCTGTGCACTTCTGATCAAGGCGGTACGTTAGGCTCTACCGCTGTCACCTGGGTGCAGTTCTCTGGCGCTGGCCAGATTGTCGCCGGCGCAGGCCTGACAAAGACCGGCAACCAGATTGACGTCGGCACCGCTTCTAGCGCACGCATTGTGGTCAACGCCGACAACATCGATCTGGCAACGACGGGCGTCACAGCAAACACCTACAAATCTGTCACGGTTGATGCGTATGGGCGTATCACAGGTGGCACCAACCCGACCACGCTTTCAGGCTATGGCATTACCGATGCGCAGGCAAAAATCACCGCCACCGGTTTGCTCAAAGGCGCTGGCGCAGGGTCTGTGAGTGCTGCTGTTGCCGGAACAGACTACCAGGCACCGATCACCGCATCCGGAATCCTCAAAGGCGATGGCCTGGGTGGCGTCGCTGCCGCTGTTGCTGGCACCGATTACCTGTCTCCGTCTGCCACTATCGACGGCGGCACGTTCTGATTTTTTAACCCTGCCTGTTTAGGCAAACAAAGGGAGCATGTCTATGCCAAACGTCATCAAACTCAAACAATCCGCAGTCAGCGGCAAGCAGCCAACTACGGCGCAGCTTGCCGCTGCAGAGCTCGCACTCAACACCTGCGACGGAAAGCTGTACTTCAAGAAAACGGTCGGTGGCGTTGACACGATGCTGAGTCTAGTTGGCCAAAACGTCCTTGGTAGCAGTTCGCCCATGTGGACAACAGACGCCGCTCTGATGTGGACGCAATAACCCCGTAATTCCAGAAACCAACCAAGCCACCTTCGGGTGGCTTTTTTATTGCCAGGAGATTCCTCATGCCTAATCCATTACCACCGTCAACCGACTTTACAGGCTCCGGTGTTACCGAGGGCGGGTTCAAAACCGCCATGACCGCTATGCGTTCATTCCTCGCCGACCTGCTCGGCACGACCGGCGTCCAAGCCGATGCTCTGACCGCACTTGGCATCGTTAATGCGCCACCTTACGGTCTGTTCTTCAAGGCCGACCCAACGTCCGTCATCTTCACCAAGACCGGCAACGGTACCGCCAGTATCAAGGCCGGATCGTTCATGTTTGTCGGCTCCAAGCTGGTCAACTTCGCCACGGCGACTGCAATCTCCATGCCTACCCTAACAGCCGGTACCGACTACGCTATCTGGGTAAAGGACGATGGCACGATCCAAGCAACGTCGAACCACACGTCAGCACCGGGCGCTGGCAACTACCTGAAAATCGGCGGTTTCCACTACGCACCTGGTGGCCACTCCGGTAGCCCAGGCGGCGGCAACAGCACTGCCCAAATTAACGAATACAGCCTATGGGATCTGAAGTTCCGTCCGGCCTGCAACGACCCACGCGGCATGGCGCTGATTGCCGGTGGCTTCTGGGCAGATATCTACCTGCTGGGCGTTGACCATCTGACCAACGGCTCGTCGAAGTACAACGTCACGATCGCCGACGGCTCATCGCCACCGAAGATCCCGACGCTGTTCGGCGGCTCAGGCACCAGCGCCTACGGATCACTCAACTGGTGGGAAGCCAACGAAGTTCTAAAAAGCTACGGCAAGAAAAGCCCGACGTATAGCGAGTTCGCCGCCCTAGCCTACGGAACGACCGAAGCATCGTCGATCGGTACAGACCAAGGCTCGACAATCTGGAATGCCGCCTACGTTTCCAAGTGGGGAATCAACCAGGCTTCCGGCGTGATGAATATCTGGGGCGATGAATTTGGTGGCGGCGCAGCTGGCGCAGCCTGGACAGCCAATACCGGCGGTCGCGGTTCGACCTACCAGATGGAAAACGCCGTTCGATTTGGGGGCAA